GGGATACGTCTAATGTCGTAGTAAGATTGCTTATCTTGCGCTACTAACAAATCTGTGTAGTATTTTTCTAGTGTCTTGTTGTTTACAAGACCAGCAGCCTTAATCCAATTGTATGTAGCAGCATTAAACTCACCTGTTTGTGGAGCAAAAATATAGGCTGCTTCGCCATATGTTTTAATAAGGTTCTGGTTAGAAATAGACCAGTTCTTTAATCCCTCAGTATTCTTAATAACTATCTTTGTTTCTTTGGTAGTTGGAGATACTGTATAGACAAGTCTGCCTGGGTATTTACCAGTAAACGTAGCCAATGCAAGTTCATATGGGTCTTCTACATCACCAGCATTGTTCTTAGATATACTATTAAGAATATCGAAGAACTCACTACGTAGACTTGTAATGCCCACATCTTTTAGATAGTCAGGAACACCCTTGCTGTCTTGCAATGTAGGAGCAACTGGGCTAATAAGCCCAAGTATGCTACGTAGTACAATAACATTATGTGCAGAAATTCTAATATTGGCTAGATAGTCAGACTTTTCTTGTTCGGTTGAATTAGCATCTAAGAACAATCCATTTGCTGCGTTATAAGCCATAGCCTGCTGTGCAGCCGTTACTTCTTGACGAGACTTCTCTGTTGGGTCAAGGATTGCGTATATCTTTTGGACCGTTGCTGGCACTGTTGCACGGACAACGTTCATGTTGTCACCAATACTGCCAAGTGCTAACGTATCAATCTGTTCTGCCGCTATTTTTGCGGCTGGGTCAATATACTTACCAATGAAAGGTATAGCACCTGGCAAAGAACCAAGTATGTTTTTGAATCCAAGTACACTTAGTCCTGCAATTGGACCAGATAGGGTAGGCAGTCCAGCATCTTGTGAGAATGATGGGTTAACCATACGTAGTTTTAATGTAAACTCATTAAACTGTGGCTGGCTGTATCCACTCTTACCAGTTAATGCACGGATTGTGCCATCGGTTGCCTTAAATAGAATGTTATCCATAGGCATAATGACATATGGTTCGTTGTTTGCATCAGTATGGACAATTCCAGTAGCACCTAAACCAAGATGCGCAAGGCGCATACGGTATAGTACACGTGGAGATACATCTTTCATGCGATAGACACGGCGATAGAAGTCTTCTGTTGCTCTGTAGTAGCGTCCCATTGTACGTACAGCATATGAAAAGTTAGAACGAATAGCAGGGTTATCTGCAAACTTAAGAATAATATCTGCAGCCTCACGTGTAGCAACTTCAGTAAAGTGTTTTTGTGCTACATCTAGTGCCATCTGCAAACGTTCGTCTTTAACAACCTGACCCTCGGTATGTGCCCATACTTTGTCAGTAAAACGCTCATAGTATTGACGAGCCATATTCTCTTCAAGTTTAGCGTACTTCTTTCGTAGCCCTGTATATGCAACCATAATTGCTGGCTGACGAAAGATACCATTAATTTGATTATCCATTGCTTCCATCATGTTATTACCATAACGGCGAAATAGATTTTCTGTATCTTTATAATCCCCAACGCCAAGTTCACTATTTACTCTACCAGTTAAACGATAGCCATTTGTTACATCAGAAAATTCATCTATATTAATACGGGCAACAGCCTGATTCCAAGAAGGATACTTGTCGGCATCTTCTCTAGCCATACGTACCATATCGTTGTAATGAAATTTAACTGCAGATAAAAGATTTTCATTAAATTTATTAGCACTACCATGAAATGTTTCAAACATATCTGCATATATATGAGCCAGACGAATACGAACAATTTCAGCATCGTTACGACCCATGCTACGTTGACCAACAGTGGTAGCAGACATTTCAAGAAATTCATCTACGTTGTTTTGATTGGTTACTTTCCATCCACCCGTTAGAGGATTAACTTCAAAACCAATACGGCTCATTGATTCATCAAGCGCAAGTTCAAACATTTCTTTACCGCTTACTTTATCAATTTCACCAGGACGTAACGCGTCATAACGAAAAAATATATCTGCTGGATTAAGAATTGTTTTCTCATCTACTTTAAATTTATTACCAACAAAACGTTTAACAAGTTTATCAAAGTGTACTAATGATGCTTCACGTTCTGATAGTGACATCATATCAACTTGACGTGTGCGCTTATTAAATTTAACACCAATAGCAGCCATAGCCAAATCAAGATTAGTTGGGTCAATAATTGCAGCCAACACATCTTCACCATATTGACCAGATACACCGCTTCGTGCTACAAATGAGTTAGCAATTGAAGACAAAGCATCTGGTTGATGAATAAATGCTTGACGTAAATACTTTTCGCTTTCTGCATCTAAGTAACGACCATAGACTTTAAATGTTTCATCTACAATTGCTTCACGTTTTGCAACGTTACTTAGTAGTGATTCATCAACATCTAGTTTTTTAGCCAATGCTTGAATAACATCCATACGACGTTCAATACTAATTGCATCTTCAGGAGAAATCTTAGCAACTCTACCCCACTTGGCTACTGTCTCACTCCTACGACCACCAAGTTCAAATACTTTTTGAATACCTTTACGTATAAAACCCGTTGCTTTATCAGAACCAGTAAAAGTACGCGATACATTGCCAGCCTTACGTCCTTCGCCTATTGCATATGCTCTTAAATCCTTACCAGGTGCAGTAAGAAGAAACATAGTTGCTTCATCAATAGCAGAACGAATACCAAGTCTTGGGAACAATGTAAGAATAGACCATGCATCTACAAGATTTTTAGCAAACTTGCCCTGTGTAGCGCCACCAACAGCACCAATAATGTTTTTTGCAGACTTTATTTCCCAAATCATTGAACCAATCTCATCATACGGCAATGAACCTACTGCCTTTGTAGATTGATGAGTATGAATTGGACCATCACTGCTAATAGTTAATAGACCATTTTCTGATTTAACAGAACCTTCTGGCATAAATTTAGCGTGAGACTCATTAATAGATGAATCAACCTTGCTTGTAAAGCCAGTTTTGTTACCATACTTAACAGAAAGTATGTCGGTCATAAAGTCAATACCACGTTGAGTACCACCAAGACCCATTGAGTACATAGTTGCAGCATCTAGGTTACGAAGAATAACAATCTGTTCATCCATTGTTGATTCAAGAAACTTAATAGTTAATACTTCAGCCATATCTTTTGGAAGAATCTGACGAGCACGGGATGTAAAGTTAGCAGCAGTGCTTACGGCATTTTTGCCTACGCGTACTTCAAGACCGGCAGCAGAACGACCTGCTAATTGACCAATCTTTTTCCAACGTTTAATATCATTGTTTGCTTCTACTACTACTTTTAAGTCAGTTGCTACACCGCTAGTTAAACGTTGAACTGCATCTTCTGAATTAAGCAATGCAGCAGTAATAGGTTCCATTGCTTTATCAAGTTGTTCATTGCTACGACCAGCACCAGCAAAAGTTGTTTTAGATGTATTGTTAAATACATTATCAAGATAACGAACAAGACCATCAGCGGTTAATCTACGTGAACGGGCAACGGCTACACCGTTACGCATATAGGTAACACCATCAACACGACCAGAAAGAAGCAGGTTTAAATTAGCAGCATTTTCAAAATATTTTTGTGCAGATGCTGCATCAATAACTCCATTAGGAAGATGCTCGTCTTTTGCAACTAGTGCTTCAACTGTTGCACGATTGTTATATCCAGGAAAACGTTGAGCAATATTATTAAAGGCTTCCGACTTAGCAGCGCCTTTTGCTTCTGAATATGTTTTAAGAGCGGGTCCAAGTCCTTTGTCCCAGAACTCGTACAAACGTGGTTCAGTTTGAAATGTTTTTTCAATTGCTTTCTCAGCAGGAATTCCACTATCAATCATCTTAAGAACAGAGTTGGCAATCTTATCGCCTTTAGTTACACCCTTAGACAAACCACCAGTCATCCACGTAAGTGGGTCAACTGCTATCTGATAAACAAAGTCAATAGCACCAGAAATATTTTGATGTTTTCCTGCTAAGTAATCACCCTGTAAACCACCACTTGCTGGTGGCTTAGTATCAAGCATACGAGCAATATCTCTACCAGGAGAAATCTGTGTATACTTAACTCCATCAAGCACATTTTTAAAACCAGAATCAGGGTCATAGGCTTTTTTAATTGACTCAAGAATTGTATTGTCAATCTTACCGTATGCTTCTAAAATCTCTCCAGGTGTTTTACCTGCAAGCAAACCCTTTGCAACGTATACATCTGACTTACCAAAGTATGAAGTAACTTCTTCAAGTGCACCATTGTCGTACATGTTGGTGCCATTCCAGGCATCTGTCCATACATCGCCAGCAAACAAGTCTTCGCCTTGTGCTACCTGTCGAGCAACCTTGTAAGGTGTATTAATAAGACGGTTGTACTGCCCACCTAGTTTAAACAAACCAATAAGCGGCGAAGCCGCAATCTTTAAACCAGTAGTAAGCACACCTTTAACGCGGTCTGCTGCTGTTGCTGGGTCTTGAGAATAATCTGTATCTTTAAAAAGAAACTTAAGTTGGTCTTGTGCTTTAGAATCAAGACGGTCAAATTCTTTTTGTGCAATTTCAGAATCCATCTTTACAAGTTCGCGGTGTTTTTTAATTGCAGAACTCATTTGATTAATTTGATTAATCTCACTAGGTTGCAGGTTAGCACTCTTTGCGGCAGTGTAAAGGTTTGCAGATGTCTCAGCGACTACAGGTTTTAAATACGCCATTAGTATCCCTGGTCAGTAAGGCTTCTATAAATTAATTCTGCATCTCCTGATGCGTCAAACTGCGCTAGGTGCTTGAGAGTATCTACCAATGATGGTGAGTAGTTAGGCATACCACGCATTACTTCTGTTCCAGGACCAGGACCATAGTTGATACCAGAAGTTACTGGGTCATTTGGTCTTGTTGTAGGTGCAGACAATGGAGTAATATCCATTGTAGGAAAAGGATTACCAGCCATAGGAGAACCTGATTGCTGTTGCTGAATTTCTTGATTCTCACCATATGCAAATCCTGTGTACTGTCCCTGTGGCTGCATCATTCCATCCATAGCGCCACCATCTGTACGCTGCGATAGCGCACCAGGACCTGATACTGAAGCAGGATTAGTTGGCTGACGATAGCCTCCGCTGTTCTTATTACCAGCCATTATTATTCCTCATCTTCTTCAATATGATTTCTAATGTCATTTATTGTAACTTCTTGCATCCAGTCGGGATGCGATTCTTTTGAGGCTAATAGCCATAGTGCATTTTCTACAGAAAAACCAGCCTTACGTAAAGACTTATAATACTCATGTAAACTAATTGAGTATTCATCTAGTCTTGAGTAGTTATCATCAACAACAGTACGTACTTTACGCTTACGTTGTGCTGCCATGACTACTCCTTAAATTGCTCGTTCTCTAGTTGTTCTTACGGCTGCTTGTCCACGCCCGTCACCGGAAAGACTTGAAAGCATTGTTTGTAAATCTGGTCTTGCTTGTGGCTGTTCTGGCATTGGAGAACCTCCTGCTGGCGTACCTGCAGGAGCAGGGGACATTTGCTCAACCGCATCAGTTGGTGCACCAACAGGAGGAACTTGTTGCTGCGGAGCAAAGGTTTCTTCTATTGCGTCCTCTAATGCTTGTCCCTTTTGACGAGCCTTTATTACCGCAGCAATCTTACGGACTACCTCTGAAGCATCCTGACCTTGAGTAGCCATTTGTGGAATTGCTTGTGTGTATGCCGTAAGTGAACCAAGGAGTGCTGAACGCATCTCTTCAATTTCAATCTTTTCTAATTCCTGTGTAACGTTAACAGTAAATGGTAGTTCTCTCATTGCCATATCGCGTGAGATTAACTTGCCACCCAAAGCCTGTAACATAAAGATAAGACCCTGTGCTGGATTAAGTCCTGCAAGCATTCCGTATCGGACATCAGCAGAGTAGTCACTCTTAATGTCTTTAGTTGGCTTGTAGGTAATTTCATAAGGTGAACCAGAATCAACACCACGAATAGTCTTTTCTTCTGGGTAAATAACTTCATCTACATTAAAGCAAAGGCTAATGATGTCCCGAAGTGTTGCAGCAAAAATTGCTTGTGCAGATTTAACTTGCGTATCAAAGGCTCCCATAAGAGCCTGAACGCCTTGACCAGTAACAATAGAAGCATCTATGTTTCCAGTACGAGATTCAGGGTAGCGCGTACCAACACGTAATTCTTGATTAAGAACTTGCTGTTCAGTAAACGCGCCTTGTGGCAAAG